TTTCTGGTGCTACAATGTCTTTACCAGGCTGGGCGCCGGAGAGACCAGACATGCCTGTTATCGACGAAAAGGATGTCCCTGGCGCGCTTGCCGCTCTCAACAATGGTGAAATTGATCTCAATCCTCCCTACTTTGGAGGCGATGAAAAGAAACCGGAGAACGCAGGTCGAGTTAGATCTGGCGACGTAATGGTGGAACGCTGGCAGAAACTTGCTGGCATTATAAAGTGAAGTTTTGCTTTTCGTTTAATAGTAAGTGATATTTAAGAATTATGATTAAGATCACAGAAACTCATCTTAGAAAAATCATTCGTCAAGAAATACTCAGAGAAGCAGAAGATTCTGCAGCTGATGCAAAGGGTGATAAGACTGATACGAAAGGACAGCTTAACACCAAAGAAATTGCTAATCAACTAGGCATAGACGAGCCCACACTAAAAACAGCTATTACTGCTGCAAAAAAGGGTGATGCAAGTAAAGGTGCCGCTCTGCTAGCTTTCGTAAAATCTTTGTTATCAGCAAGTCCCGATGCTACCAAAAAAGTCGGCATGCTAATGTCAAAGATTGAAGAAAAATAAAACTATCTAAGTTTTTGAACATGTTTCTTGCTTCTTGTTAATATCATACTCATAAGAACCGTTGGTTCTAATGTATAGAGGTAATTTATGACACGACGAAAGAACAAGAACACTCAATCAACTAACCACAATTCTACTATCATTACACGACAAGATCGAACTGGAAAGTTTCGTACTGAGACGTCTCGTAGAGACAGTGGAATCACTGTTGCAGTAAGCACAAATCCGCAGAGCGATTCAACTATGTTGTATGTTGACTCTCCCAACGGTGACACTTTCCGTTTTGACGGACGTGAAGCTCGTACGATCTACCGTGCGTTGCAGAAGCATTATAAATTCACTGATAAGACTTGGTGATAAGTTAACTAGTTAAATAACAAAGCCCACTTTACAGTGGGCTTTTTTGTTTTTGCACTGTAAACTAAATAATTGTTTGTTGTACAATAGAATTATGTTAAATTTAACGCCAACAGAATTATTCTTTGTCTATGAAACACTAACAAACACTGTAGCTGTAGGATCTGAGCAACAAGAAAATAAACAATTTGTTCTTGCTAAGGTTAGGCAAGAATTATTAGATAGATTAATTTCTTTTAAAGCAGAATCCAACAAGGTACTTTACGACGTGTGGATGAATCAAGAAGAACAACGCCTCAAGGATCTATCTAAAAAGAATAATGATCTAAAAATGACTGCTACTACTGCCGAAGAAATAAGTTCTTCAAAGCTTACTAAGAAGAAATACACAGCAAAAACAAACACAAAGAAAAAAACACGTTAGGAACAAATTATGTCAGCATCATCTGAGAGAATTCTTTTGCAAATCATCGAGCTCGAATCCAAGATTCAAGAAGAAAAATCTTTAGGAAAAGACACAGTTCTTTTAGAAGAACAAGTTTCTACGCTCAGAAAAGAATTAAGTAGTCTAACTGAAGTTTTAACTAGTCCAAATTTTGTGTTGAAAGGCTAATATGAACAAAGCTGATCTTTACCAACCAATTATTGCTGAAAGAGCAGGGCCCGCGCCGTTGTCTCTTAGAACAGTTGTTACAGTACACCAAGATCATTTTGTTGGAGGTGTACCGCAGTCTAGTCAAAAAGGCGAAGTTTATGTTCTGCTCTCCGCACTACCAAAAGAGCTTCAAGAGAGAGTAAAGACTGCTGTACAATCTCTAATTTCTGGAATGTAATTATAAAATTTTGTAAGCTTCAAAATGCATTCCGTCAGCGCGATGAGGATACCAACCACCCCAATAAAATCCATGGTCAAAGGCTATCTTGACTAGTTCTCTGACACTGCCTTCTTTGCCTTTTAGCGCCGGCACAGTACCAAGCATATTCCACTGAACATTAATGTCAAATGCCGTTCCCCATGCATGATTAGAAAGGGACGTTCGAGAACCTCTAATGAATCTCGGCACCCAAGATCCGCCCCAGCTCTTTAGTTGCTCAGATAAGCACGCTTCTTCCCATGTGTTAAAAAGCTGCACAATTTGTTTTTCAATGCTTTCATGAATCTGTATTCTGCAACTTGCTGGTGATCCTTTTACGCTTCTTAGCTGTTTTACCTCAACAGTAGCTATATTGTTTTTTGCCCAATTGTCTGTGATAGTAATCGCTTCTGGATTGCTCGGCGTGGGAGACGGAATGTAGCTAAAATTTCCAAAAACCTTCACTCTATCTTGAAAAGTTAGAGATTTAACTGCGGGCCTCGCAGGCCAATTTGGTCCATATTCGTCTACACTGCTGTCTGACATTGTATTATAGCCAAGCTTAAGAGCTGTTGACATTGTCGTCGGACCTACGACACCGTCATCTTTTAGCTTATATTTTAATTGAAATTCTCTTGTTTCATCATGAGTAATCTGATCAAAGTTGCCTAATACGACCACACAGCTATTTTTCTTTCTTCCTCTAAGAAAAATTTGCCATTTCTCTACATCAATACCCGCTGAACCAAGGCGCAAAGTTTTCATGTTTCTTCCTTTGTCATCAGTTTGTTAATGAATCATAACGATTCTATTCCTAATGATAATTATAAATTAAAGTAACTTGAGAACCTAAATGCCAACTTTTAGCAACACAGTGAGTCCAACACCGTTTGGTTTTTTTGATTCAGACGCAGCATTTCAGACAGAAGCTGATAACATGGTCAATTTTGTGAAGAGAAAATTAGGCGACGATGTTTTATCTGTTGAATTAACTAAAAAAGAAATCTGGACGTGCTTTGAAGAGTCGGTCTGCGAATATAGCAAGCATATTCATGAGATGAAAATAATGTCTGAATTATCAAACATTTTAGGCATGCCTACGGGATCCACAGATCTAACAAATAAGTATACTAGAAATACACTGGAACACTTAATAAGAATGGCAGATCCTTACGCTGTTGAAGCCAACGTGGGAGGTGCTTATAATGCTCAGTTAGGATATTTTGATATCGAAAAAGATAAGCAAGACTATGACATCTATGCTGATTTAAAAGATGCGACAACTGACGATGTGATTTATCAAACAATAGCTAGTGGTTCAAAAGGTAAGCTAAAAATTGTAGAGCTCTTTCATTTTGAACCACTAGCAGCACAGCATTTCTTGCTAAATGCTTCAAATATTACCAACTATCTTGCGTCCAATTTTAACTACGAGTCATACATCAACTCGACAGTATTCTATGTGCTGCCAGTCTTTGAAGATGTGCTTAGAAGAGGAATGTTGGAAACAGCGTTTAGAGTTAGAAGATCGCAGTACAGCTATCAAATTCTTGGTAGCAAGCTTAGACTCTTTCCAATACCCGTGCTAGAGTCACAGACGGGTAAAGTCTATTGTAAAGTAATGGAGGGACAAAATCCTATTGAGCCAACAGCTTATACTGACGACGCGATATACGGCGTCGCAGGTCCGGAAAATGCACCGTACACCAATATTCCTTTCACAAATATAACACAGCCAGGTCGTCAATGGATACGTCAATATACATTGGCACTCTGTAGAGAGTTGCTTGGATTAATTCGTTCTAAGTTTCAGAGCATTCCAATTCCAAATGCTGATCTTCAGCTTAATGGTGAGTCTCTTGTAACTCAAGGTCGAGAAGACAAAGATAAACTCGTAACACAGCTAAAAGAGTTTTTAGTTAATCTAACTAGATCAAAACTTCTTGAAAGTGATGCAGTAGCCGCCGAAAACATGAACAAGAATTTGCGTTATATACCCATGCCCTTGGGTAAGTCTATAGTGATAGGTTGATGTAGGTGAATCATGGCCCGTCTTTTCATCACTCAAAGAGAACTTAGTTTTATCTCAGATATAACAAAAGAGATTATCAAAGATGTCGTGGGACAAAAGATATATTATTATCCCATCTCTGAGCTAAAGACAAAATCACATGTCATTTATAACGAAGCTGTCAAGAAAATTTATGATAATCCCATAGAGATTGAGTGTTTAGTTGATGCTAATTTTCAACAGACGACCAAGATAGATAAATTTGGAGTTGATAAACAATTTCAATTAGAGGTTTTTCTACAGTACAGGGACATTGTGGATAAGGGAATTCAAGTCAACATAGGAGACTTTTTTTCTTTTGGCGATATTTTCTTTGAAATAACTGAGGTCGCTGTAACTCGCAACATCTATGGAATGCCTGAGCACAAAGATGGTGTAAAGATCCTCGGCCTTAAGTCCCGCGAGGGTCTCTTTAAGGCAGATTTCAAGGGACCGACAGATATCATTTACACAGATGATGATGCAGTTCAAGTTAATTTTGAGCAGCAGCGCGGAAATGCACTTGATTCTGTTGGCAACCAAACAGGTGACAAGAGAGACCTTATAGATAATGGTGTCTTAGAAACACCTATCGACGGCGTGAGAAAGATTAAAAAGACTTTTTACGATGAATGAGTAAATTATGGCTACTAGATTTAAAACGCAGAGTAAAAAAAATTTTGGTATATCTCCTTTAAAGTCTGGCTATGAAAAGGTAGGAGGTACTCCCGACTTTCACATTAACTCTTGCGGTTTAGAAGATGTCGATACCGCCGTCTTTAATTTATTTGATAAAGAAATTTCGCCTCAAGTCAGCAAAGATGAATCAAGCTCAATTAAGGTACCCGTAATATTTGCTGCGGGTGAAAAATGGTCAATGTTGAAAAAGGGTCAACCCATTAGAGACTTAACGGGAACGTTGATACTGCCCCTTATCACTATAATGAGAACAGATTTGACACAAGATATGGCTGCAGATATTGCGGGTAGAGGTATTAATCAACAGCAGGGCGAGATTGTAATAAGAAGAAGATTAGATAAATCAGATAGAGATTACCAATTACTAATTAACAGATTATTTTTAAAGAATCAGACCAATCTTGCAGTTAATCCTAGCGACACTCGCATAGATAATCAACCTGTCGTTGAGAGAAGTCTAGGTGCTTTAGCGCAAGATAAAGATATCAATGATGGCGCGTATCTTAAACCAAATCTGCTAAATAATATATTTGAGACGATAATTGTGCCAACACCACAATTTTACTCTGTCAAATATCAGGTGACTGTGTGGACGCAATACATGCAGCACTCCAATCAAGTCATAGAAAAATTTATCTCTTCATTTTTACCACAAAGTCAATCATGGCGTCTAGACACAGACAAGGGTTATTGGTTTATTGCATCTGTCGAGGGTGGTTCTTACTCGACCGAGACTAGCTTTGAGGACATGTCAGCTAGTGAGAGATTTATTAAACACAACTTTGTTATTAATGTACCTGCTTATTTCTTTGTGACACAAACCCCGGGTGCACCTGTCCCTTTAAAGAGATATGTGTCTTC